GTCATGATTCTCCGAGCGTCGGCAGAGTTTGTGAAGCGCTTCAAGTGCCGGGTGAGCCATCCAGGCAAACTGGTGAAACAACAACACCGCTTGGATTCCTGGAGCGTCCATTTGGTCGAGTTCAGGGGCGGGCACGTGGCGCTGTTGATGAATGATGCCACTCTGTTCAGCATGGTCATTCCGATCACGGCGGACATGACGTTTGAGCGATTTGCCGAGGAGTTTTTCAAGCGAGTTCTTGTGGAGTGGGATCTTCGTGAGGCCGCGCTCGACGAAAAGCATCTCTCGATCATCGTTTTGAAGCGCAGCAATCGCACGTTGATCGGCTCGATGAATGAGGCCGCGGCTGCGCTTCACATGCACGCCTCCTACGAAACGGAACCGGGCGGCCAGGCAGACTGGAATCACGTCGAGATGGTTCTCAATGGTATTCCGTTTTCGGCCTTGGGTGGCGCGACACCTAATGACGCGATGGATTTCGCCGTAGGTCAAGTTTCGTGATTTGAGGTGCCAGCGGGCGGTTCGTGACGCTCCGAGTCGACCTCGAAGCGCCGTGTGGTTGACGCCGGTGGCAAGGCATGGACTCGCCTCCTGCCGCACCGCCAGAATCCCCCCGCTGGGACGCTCAGACATACAATCGTGAATATTGGAAGAAAAACAAAAAGCGGATCCTAGAGAGAAAACGCGCCTACTACAAAGCCCATCGGGCCGAGTTCAATGCCAAACAGCGCGCATATTATCGTGATCACTACGCTGAGACTGCACGAGCACGAAGTCGAGAATACTATCGCCGCAATCGGGAACGCATTCGGCAGCAAGCACGCGACCCGCGCGTACGTCGAGTCAGAGACGCCTACCGCGCTCGAAACGCTGAGAGGCTCCGAGAGAAGAATCGTCGCTGGCAGCGCGAGAACCGGGAGCGATTTCGCGAACTCGTGCGTCGTTCTCGGCAGAAGCTGCGTGAGCGCCCCGCACAGCGAATTGCTGATAACTTTCGGCATCAGCTCTACAGGTGGGTCAAAAGAGGTGCGGCAAAACCGGCCAGTAGCGAAACCCTCCTCGGCTGCTCATTCGAAGTCTTCCGACAGCATCTGGAATGCCAGTTTCGAAAAGGGATGACTTGGCAAAACTACGGCCCCACCTGGCACATCGACCACATCATTCCCTGCAGCGCATTCGATCTCACGCAGCCCGCCCACGTTCGCCAGTGCTTTCACTTTACAAATCTTCGCCCTCTCTGGGCAAAGGCGAATAGTCGGAAACGAGCCAAGATCCTTGACCCGCAGTTGAAGCTTCTCCTGTGAACGCCATTCTCGATCAATGCTGGGCTGAGGTTTGGCGACCACCGGATCGCCGGCCTCCTTGGGCCTGGGCGGAGGAGCATGTGCACGCTATTCCGTATTCCCCGGTGCCTGGGAGATTCCGCGCTGACAATTCGCCTTGGATCAAGGAGCCGCTCGAGGCCTTGGTTGATCCCCGTGTGCGAATCATCTCCATTATCGCTTCAATCCAGTCTAGCAAGACCACGGTTGGCGAAATCGGTCTCTGCTACATAATCGCGAATCTGCCCGGTCCCACGCTTTGGCTCGACCAGACCGACGATGATGCAAAGGATCAGGCTGAGAGCCGACTTGGGCGGATCTTCGACGAGTGCCCTCCTGTCACCGCACTCTACCCGCGCGATCGCCACAAGATCAAAACGACTGTTAAACAATTCTCGACTGGAATGACCTTGTGGGTCTTGGGGGGAAACAATAAGACGAATCTGCAACGTCGCTCCATTCGCTTCCTCATAGGCGATGAGTGCTGGCGTTGGCAATCAGGTCACATGGCCGAGGCCGAAGCTCGCGTCACTGCGTTTGGGTGGTTGGGCAAGGTCTTGTTTCTTTCGCAGGGCGGCGAGGAAAACGACGACACCCACCGCAAGTTCGAAACCACGGACATGCGCGAGTGGACCTTCGAGTGTCCGCACTGCCACGCCCGTCAGCCCTTCAAGTGGGAGCATGTTGAATGGGGCAAGGATGCTCGCGACGAAACCGGCGAATGGAACTTCGCCCGCGTGCGTGAAACAACGGTGCTCCAATGCGAAAGCTGCGGTGAGAGCTTCGAGGACACCGACCGGATGCGGAGGACGCTCAATGCCACCGGTCGCTACATCCCGACCAACCTGCACGCCTCCCCGGAGAATGTGGGATTTCACTGGAACGCGCTTTGCGCCATGAGCTGGGGCCGGCTGGCCGAACTCTACCTGCGGGCCAAGGCGATTGCCCGCAAAGGCGACATGGAGCCGCTGCGCCAGTTCTACCAGAAGCGCCTCGGCCTTCCGTGGCGCGAGTATCTCGAAGACTTCAAGCTGGAGATCACCCCGGGCGGCTACCGAATGGGGCAGACTTGGGACGATGAGGCTGCAGTGGACAAGCGCGGCCAGCTCCTCAGCGCGCCGTTCGATCCCGAGCAAGTCGCCGCCCCGCTGCGAATCCTCACGGTGGATTGCCAAATGGATCATTTCTTCCTCGTCGTGCGCGGGTGGTCCGCCGAGGGGTCGTCTCGTCTCATTTGGCACGAGCGCGTGCCCACTTGGGAAGAAGTGCAGGGCATCCAGGAGCGGTTCTCGATCCATCCCGGCCTCGTGTTCGTGGACGCCGGCCACGCCAGCTACGAGGTCTATCATGCCTGCGCCAAGCGGGGCTGGGTCGCGCTGCTGGGGGACAAACGCGCCACCTACATCCACCGCGGTAAGGACGGCAAGGCCCTTCACCGCTTCTACTCGCCCCGGCGCAAAGTCGTCCTCGGCAAAGGTCAGAGCTGTTCGGTGTTCTACTGGTCCAACCTCAACATCAAAGACATGCTGGCGCGGCTCCGGCGCAATCAAGACCCGGAGCGCGGCGCCACCTGGGACATCCCCGAGGATGCCGGCGAGGACTACCTGGTCCAGATGGAGAGTGAGCAGCGCATCCGCAAGGGCGGCCGGTGGCTCTGGGAGCAGATCGGCAAACGCCCCAACCATTACTGGGACTGCGAGTCCATGCAGATCGCGGCGGCGGTGATGCTCAAGATCGTGGGCCGGGAGGCGATCAAGGCGGAGACTGCTGCAGTTGACTCGGGAGCCCCGGCGGAACCTGCCACCATCGCCTCACCATGACCGCGCCCCGCTACGAAGCCACCATCAGCTTTGGCCACATCGTCCAGATCCTCTCGCTCGTGATCGCCGGAGGCACCGCCTGGGGCGTGCACACGGCCACCCTCAAACACATGGAAACTCAGCGATCCGAGGACCGTGCCCGTATCGAGGCCCACGACATCAAGATTCAAATGCTGGAACGCACGACCGACGTGTTCAAGACCGACCTCAGCTACATCCGGCTCTCGGTGGACGAGATCAAACACGAGGTGAAGGAGCGGCGTTGACAGCCCGCCTGCGGCATGGCGCAGGGACTCCTCATTGTTGGCTTCACGGTCGAGGAAGTGCGCGCCATCCAGGCCAAGGCCAAGCAACTGCTGCTGGAGGGCAAGACGATCATGTCGTGGAACGACAGCGGCTCGTCGGTGACCAAGGAGTTCGCGCTCACGGTGAAGGAGACGCTCGATGAATGTGCTCACGCCCTGCGCATTCTTGATCCTGTCACCTATGGCCCCCGCCGGCGCGTGCTGGTTTCAAGAGCGGGGGTGATCCACAAATGAGCCGCCTCAAGCAACTCGCACAGCGCTGGCTGCCGCAGGCTCTGCTGCCGAAGGCATGGTCGTTCGTGTATGAAGGGGCCAACGCCTCACCGCGCCGCAGCCCGGTGCCGGGAGCGGCCCCACGCGACGCAAAGCTCGATCTCTCCCAAGGCGCTCGCCGGGAACTGGTGCGCCGGTCCCGGTATCTGCACAAGAACTCGGGCTTTATAAAGGAGCTCATTGGGAACCTCGCTATCTACTCAACCGGAGATGGAATCCGCCCGCAGGCGCAGTCACCCGACCCTGAGTGGAATCGCCAGGCTGAAGATTATTTCAAGCAATGGAGCGCCCGCTGCGAGATCACAGGGCGGTTCAGCTTCGAGGAATGCCAGTCTCTTGTCTGCCGGGGCATGGACGTGGACGGGGAGTATTTTCTGCTCAAGACTCGGGACCGTTTCGGCTTTCCTGTGCTGCAGCTGATCGAATCGCATCGAGTTGGGGATGTGGCATTCTCGCTGGAATGCACGGATGGCGTCCTCCTTGATGAATGGGGCGCGCCTTTGGCCTACCGTCTCATCGAGGACGCCTTGCTCACCGGCATCGGCCCGCTCAACACGAGGGACGTGCCCGCAGCCCAAATTCTGCACGTCTTCGAGCCTGAATATTCCAGTGCGGTCCGCAATGCCCCCACGATCCAGCATTCGATCAATCACGTGATCGATGAGATCGAGCTTTTGGCACTCGAGAAAAGCGCGGTGAAGGACAACTGCGACGTGACGCGCGTGCTCAAGACAGAGCGGGGCGAACTGGATGACTCGGATTTCAACGTGAAGTTGGATGCGCATCCAACTTCCGGGGAATCTTCCGACGCAACCTCGTTGCAGCAGGTCGTGGGCGGCAAGCTCGTGGCGCTCAAACCCAACGAGAACATCGAGTCGTTTGAATCGAAGCGGCCGAGTCCCACGTTCACGGGTTTTCTGGAGCATTTGAGGAGGGATTCGGCGTTGGGCGTGCTTCCCTACGAATTTTCTTGCGAGTCCAGCAAAATCGGCGGCGCGGGTGTGCGCCTCGTCGTGGCCAAAGCAGACCGGCGCTTTTCGTATCGCCAGATGATCCTCATCCAGCGGCTCATCAAGCCGGTGTGGTTCTATGTGATCGGCGATGCCATTGATCGCGGCGAACTGCCGACCATCCTTGGGTGGTGGAAGATTAGTTGCGTAACTCCGCGCAGGATCACCGTGGACGCGGGACGGGAAGCGCAGCAGAACCGTGCCGACGTCGAGATGGGCCTCAAGACCATCAGCGATCACTACGAAGAACTAGGTGCGGATTTCGGCGAGGAACTGGAGCGGCGGGCACGGGATGCGAAGCTGATCCTCGAAACGGCGCGGAAGTATAATGTGCCGGTGGAGATGCTGTGGATGCCCCAAACTGGGACTGCAATTAGCCATCGCCCACCGGAGCCCTCTGCGGCTGACGCAACAATCGTGTCGCCAACGAAGAAAACTTGACCCTTGCAATACGACAGTTTGGGTATTTTAGAGTGACGATGTCCACCCACCCGGAAGTCTTCATAATTGAGACACTTCGTTTCGCCGACGAAGATAAAAATTATCACGAGGGAGGAATAATCCACGAAGTCCTCCGACGAAGCGGCAAGGAGTGTCAATATGCCTACATCCGAACCAAGCAGGAACTGAAGGTTTTCCTTCAACGCTTTACACAATCAAATTATCGCTACTTGCACATCTCGTGCCACGCCGATCCTTCCGGTATTGAGACAACCCTTGAGGATGACGTGCCTCTTCACGAATTCTGTGACATTCTCAGGCCACATTTGGCTCACCGGCGACTATTTCTCTCTGCTTGCAGTCTCGCGCAGGCAGCTCTCGCGAAGGAACTCTTCAAAGAACGCAATCTCTTTTCAATCCTTGGACCATCGGAGGACATTCCATTTTCCGATGCGGCTGCATTTTGGCCGAGCCTTTATCACGCATTGTTCAAGATTGACCAAGATAGCATTAAAAGCGGAATTCTTCGCAAGACTGCAAGTGCCCTAGCGGACGTTTTCGATTTGAAATTGAATTATTATTGTCGCGACACGAGTGCAAAGTCTGGCTACAAGCCCTATTGCATCGCCCGCAGCGTGTCCTTCAAGCAATTCTTTCATGCACGAACGGCGTGATTGCTCTGTGCACTGCGCTGGCCAATGCTCCGCGGCTTCTGCTGGTCTCGCTAAGCGTCTGAGCCGTTGACACAGCGCCAGCGGCGTGACCGCCCTCGACTCCCTTCTGCAACGGCAGCCCTGGCTCATCGCGCCCGAAGCACTGCGGGCGATGGCCACTAAGGCCATCGGATTCTTCCAAAGCCAGGTGAAGCTGCCTGAGCCGGCGGGCAATCCTCTCCTCTCCGTCGACCAAGGCGTGGGCATCGTCTCCCTCCAAGGCCCGCTGATCCGCCGGCCCGACCTCATCTCGCGAGCCCTCTTCGGAGCGACGGACATCGAGGAGGCCATCGATGCGGTGAACGAAGCTGCGGCGCGCGAGGATGTGCAGGCGATCTTGCTCGACGTCGATTCCCCAGGCGGCTCAGCGAACGGCACCCCTGAACTCGCGCAGGCGGTGGCCGATGCCTCCCAGCAGAAGTTCATCTATGCCTACACGGGTGGGAGGATGTGCAGCGCGGCCTACTGGGTGGCATCCCAGTGCGATGCGATCTACGCCTCTCCCAGCGCCCGCGTTGGCTCCATTGGCGTGATCTTGCCCTACGTGGATGCCACTGAGGCGCTCAAGGCAGAAGGCATCAAAGTGGAGGTGTTTGCCGCAGGAAAGTTCAAGAGCATGGGCACACCGGGCGTGCCACTCACCGATGACCAGCGCGCCCTGATCCAGTCGGACATCGAGGAGATTGCGCGCGATTTTCGCTCCGCGGTTCTCTCGCGCGGTCGCTCCATCCCCGACTCCGCCTTGGAAGGCCAGAGCTTCAGCGCCCGCAGCGCCCAGCGCAACAACCTGGCCGGCATGATCAAGAACCGCACCGAAGCCCTCTCGCGCCTGCGCTCCCTGCACGTGCGCAAAGTTGACACGGCGGCGTGGTCATCCGTCACGATGAAAACTCTTGAAGAACAATTCAGCGAAGCCCAGACCCGCATCACTTCCCTCGAAGTTGATGCCAAAGCCCGCGAAACCCTCCTCTCCGAGGCCTCTGAGAAGGCCGACCAATACGAAGCCCGCCTGCAGGAACGCGAAACCGCCCTCCAGGAAGCCCAGCAGGAACTCGCCAAGCAGCGGGACGCCCTCAGCACCCAGTTGATCGAGGCGAAGGGAGAAGCCGAGCGCACCTCGTTGCGCAACAAGGATCTCGAAACGCAGATCACCGAGCTTCGTGGCCGCGAGCAGGACCTCGAAAAGCGAGCCGCACTGAAGGCCGCGCAGATCGCCGCTGAAATGGGCAGCCCGGTGCCCGCCAAGATCACTCCCAAGGGCAACAACCCCGCCGCACCTCCGCCCTCGGCCGCCTCCGTCTGGAACCGCCAGTTCGCCGCCCAGGCCTGATCCAACTTTCCCTCAACCTCCACGCTCACCCTCATCATGGTCCCCACTCTTCTCGACATCGCCAAACTCGACGCCGGCATCGGCTACCCCCTTATCGAGGAAGCCGTGAAGCTCGCTCCCGAGCTGAAGGTTGTTCCCGCCGACACCATCACCGGCACCACCATGGAACTCACGGTGCGCACCGGGCTGCCTTCCGTGAGTTTCCGCAACGCCAACGAGGGCGTGGCGCGCAGCAAGTCCTCCTACGAAACGCGCACCTTCCAAACCCACATCCTGGACCACCAGGTGGCCGTGGACGCGCAGATCGTGGACGCCGCCCGGGACAAGGGCCGCCTGCTGGAGAACCACACCGCCGGAGTGATGGAAGCGGCCATGCAATACATTGGCTCGCAGTTCTACTACGGCACGGGGAATGACGCCAAGGGCTTCCCCGGCCTGCTGGCCCAATGCAAGGCAGACACCGCTCACACCGTGGATGCGGGTGGCGCTGGCAACAAAACTTCCGTCTGGTTCCTGCGCCTCGGCCGGGAATGCGTGGAGTTCCTCTTCGGCAACAGCCAGACCATCCGGCTGCAAGACACTTGGGATCTCGAGACGGTGTATGACTCGGACGGCAACCCCTACAAGGCCTACACCAACTGGATGACCGGTCGTGTGGGCATGCGCCTGGCCAACAAGAACTGCGCCGTGCGCATCAAGAGCGTGGAGGAGAGCGGCACGAACAAGAAGGTGGTCACCGATGCGCTGCTCTACTCGGCTTACGAGAAGTTCACCGAGTTCGGCATGGAACCCACCCACATCTTCATGAACGGGCGCTCCCGCGAACAGCTCCGCAACAGCCGCACCGCCACCAACCCGGCGGGCATTCCCGCACCCCTTCCCACTGAATGGGAAGGCATCCCGATCATCCGCACCTCCTCGATCGCCAGCGACGAGGCGTGATCTCCACCGACGACCCAACATCTCGCTTCTCTCACCGCCATGCACCTTCTCAAAGACGCCAATCTGATCAAAACTCTCTCCCTGCCTGCCGCAGGCGCCAGTGCTCAAACCGAGGCCATCGACCTGCTTCAGGGACCGAGCCAGGAACCTCATTTCGAAGTGGAAATGAGTTTCCCGGCGCTTCCCTCGCTCGCCGACACCAAATCGGCGACGGCCACCCTCGAGGACTCTGCCGACGGGATCACGTTTGCCGCCATCGCCGCGCTCGCTGCGTTCAAGGTGACCGGAGCCGGCGGAATTGGCTCGGCCCTTGCCACGCGCAAGGTGCGGCTGCCCTCCGACACGCGGCAATTTCTGCGTGCTTCCGTGGCGGTGGACGCGGCCGGCGGCAGCAACACGGCCCAGAAGTTTACGCTGGCGCTGGTGTTCTGATTTTCGAGGGGCTTCGGCGTTCCTCGGTTCGGGTGCGCCCCGGTTGGCAGTGATGCTGGCCGGGGCGCTTTGCATTGCCGCATCAATTCCTCCGCGAGCGGTAAAACCGCCTCTGCTGTCCTTCGACCGAATAGAAGCGGGTGACGATGCCACCGCCGTCGGTGGTCCCTACAATAGGCGTCTCAATAGTCGTCCAAGTTGCGAGATCGGTGGACGACTCGATGCGGTAGCTGACACCGAGGGCGGCGTTGAAGCGGTATTCCACAGCCGTCCGAATGCTCGATAGTGTATCAGGAGTGCTCGCGGCGGAAGTCGCGCTGAATCCGGTGGAGACCTCAAAGCCGTCATTGAAACCGTCGCCGTCAGTGTCCGTGATGTCTGGATTCGTGTGGTAAGTAATCACTTCCTCGAAATTGCTTAGGCCATCATTGTCATTGTCTGCGAGGTCTGGTGCGAACGTCGCTCCGACAATCTTGTCGGCGTTCATGACCAATTGGAGCGGGTTGGTTGCGCCTGAAGCATCACCCGTCCAACCGGCGAAAACGTAGCCAGACTCTGGCGTGGCGATCAGGGTGCTGGCAAACCCGGATGGGAATGTCCCAGAGCCTGTAATCGCTCCGTGCGATGCTGGAGCTAATGCAAGAGTGTAGAGGGGTTCCGATATCAAGGCTTCAACTTTGGAAAACTGCACTGATCCGCCGCCGACGCCCACCTGAATGCTCTTGCCGGCGAAATCTGACAAATCAACATAACAGTCGTGGAAGGCCCCGTAAGGCGTCTCCTTCATAAGGATGTTTATGTTATCTGCGGGAACCCGAACCCTTACATTACACGATGAAATTCCAGCGGGCCTGAAAATACGAAAGACAAGCCCCCTAAGGCCCCGCTGAACAGGCACTAAAAATTCTTGGCTCGTGTAGAGACTCCCTCCGTTGGTGAACTCCTGTATAAAGACAGAGCCATCAGGAAGGAAAGTCGGGCCGGCTCCTTCGCTGGTCCAGCCGGAAAGATTGCCGGATGAAAAATCAGCGTTGGAAAAAAGCAATTCGCGAGAATCTTTCACATTTGGATCGCTGAAACGACCCACTTCAACAAACGAGGGCAAGGATGTAGTGTTGATAGTTCCGGCGAGATTGAGTGTTGTGGTAGAAAATGCAGCTCTTCCCGGATTCTCATAGTATGGCGGACCACCTGTGCCGTCCGTTCCAGGCGCAAATTTCGTGAGGTCAATCCTTTTTCCGGTATGCCATTGCCACGGCTTCGAACCGATCCAAGTCAGCGCATCACCATTCCCGTAGGTGCTGCTCTGTGCGCCAACCCAAGCACTCGTCTGTCCCGCTGGCATTGCTGGCATAAGGCTGGGTAGAATCTTGGTTGCAAAAAATTCCCACTCGGCATCGCTTTCCAAGGTCAGAAGGTGCGCGCCTTCCGCTGATGATTCTGCGGCGTTCTGTGATCCGATGGCACTCAGAAGGGCGGCTGACAAACTGATCCTCCCAAGTCCGAGTTCATAGCCGTCATTCATACCATCTCCGTCCGTATCCGCCTTGGATGGATCTGTGCCAGTGTTGGATGAGGAAACATAAATGCCCGTAGTCGTTTCGACCGCATCATCTAGCCCATCACCATCGGTATCCACACCCAAGGCTACTAATAAGGTCAAGTCCAAAGTGGTGAGGAGGACGAGTAGACGGAGTGTTTTCATGGTTTGATTGCGCTGAGTTAGCGAGCTATTTGTTCTTGCTGCTCTTGGACGAAGCTTAGCAGGATCTCATGCACGGATCATGGCTACCCGATGTCACCGGGCACTTTGAAACCGGACAGTCTGAGATGGGGGACTGATAGCAGTTGTGGTGATTGATGCAAGGGAGGCGTCAAAACCATCTCCGTGAGTCTCTGCGATGAAGCTCCTGCCGCTATTAGCATTGACAATCCGCATGCGACGTGAGCCTCCACTCTGAAATCACCACCGACTTCGCTATCCTCCTCGAAGAGACGGGCGTGGACATCACCTGGCAGGGCCGCACCTACCGCGCGCTTATCGGCGATCCTAGCGTTCAGGTGGACCTGCAAGCCGGCGGGTTCCTGCCCCAAGGCAATTTCACGGTGAAGCTCCTGCGCAGCTCTCTGGAGACGATGCCGGAGCATGGCGAGGTGATCATTCTGGACGGCAAGCCCTACGCCATCACCGCGATCAGCCACAAGCCAGGCCATCCCATTGTGATCCTCACCGTCGCCGCATGACCTCCGCCATCGAACATGGCCTCGCTGCGTTCATCACCGCGTTCCTCGCGGATCGCAATGTCACAGCCGCGGTTCACGCCGGCACCAGCGGCGAACTGCTCCCGACCACCGAGCCAGTGGTGATCGTGAGCGTGAAGGAAGTGCGGCACGAGGTGGGACCGCTCTACACGGGAGATCTGGAACTGATCGTCGCCACCCGCGCCGTGGCCACCAACGACGTGGAGGCGCATCGGAATCTCGTGGCGGCTGTGGAGCAAGCATTCGATCCGGCGAACTCGGCGGCGATTTCCGCAGCGGTGCAAACAACCTCCGGCTGCTCCGTGCAGGGCTGGTTCAGCCACGGCCCAAAAGATTCACAGGAGGACGACCGCTGGCACACCACGCTGCCAGTCACGCTGGGTATCGAAAGAGCAGGTTCATGACACCCTTGGCACTGACTAGCCAAGAGCGTCCATCTTTTCGAGAAAGTTGTTGAGTGCGTTAAGAACATTTGTCGAGGACTCGCTGACGAGCAGGGCGACCAGCATGCAGGATGAGTCGGTTTCGGCCTGAGTTTGAAGAGCCTTGACCACTTCGTTCATCTGGGCGGAATCCTGCCCAAACCAGCTGGCGATTCGATCCAGGATTGGCTGAATCTCCGGTCGTTCAACACCATGGGAACGCATAATGGTGTCCAATTCGAAAAGTTCGGTGAACACATCGTGCTTGGTGCCGATCAGTTCGGAGCACAATTCCGCAACCTGCGTCCGGAGGGTCTCGGGCATCGAGATTCCGGGAAGCTCGCGCTGGATATAGTCAGCGTTTTGCATCATGGCCATCGCACAGGACCGGGCCGCTGCCATCACTGATTCGACGCCCTCGATATTCATCCGTGGCATATACCCTCACGCGATTAAGCTGTCGAGTGGCACCCGCGCCAGCGAATTGACACCCGCTCCGGGGCATGCCCGCCCACATCGGAGCCATCGGAAGCAACGGCATCACCGCGCCCACCGGCGGCTATGTGCACGAAATCTCCCGGGAAAGCTCCGTGGAGATCGATTCGGTGAAGGACAACCTGGGCGTGACCGTGGTGGCGGATCCCAAGCCGCTGGTCAAGAGCACCCGCACCTTGAAGGGCCAAGGCGGAGCTGACCTCGCATCGGTGGCCACCGGCACCTTCGCCGTGGACGCGGTGAAGATCGTCTCCATCAAGCGCACCGAATCCAACGACAAACGCCCCGAGTTTGAAATCTCCGCAGTGGCCTACTCCAACCTCGCCGCCTGACCCGCCATGCCCGCAGACTTCACCAAGATCGGTATCCAGAGCGTGGGCATCACCCTCGCCCAGAAGTTCGACATCGAAAAGAAGCTCGAAGAAAAGGTGCTCCTCGACAAGGACGGCAAGTTCGCCCAGGGGGACGCCCGCGACCCGATCTTTGAGTTCAGCATCGAAGGCAAAGGCGACCTCCCCTCCGGCATCGCGCTGGGCTCCGATGGCGGCCTCGCCATCGAGGGAATCAGCGGTGGCAAGACCATCATCAAGCAGGTGAGCGAGACCGAGAAGAACGACGACTGGAACGAGTGGAAGATTTCCGGAATGAACTACCCAGCCGCTACTTAACCATGAAAGAAGGCCAGACCATCCGATTTGTGCGTGGCCAGGGCGCCCCGCAGCTTTCGCCCACGCTCGGGCTTGTGGCCGCCGCTTTGACCAGCGGCGCCAAGTTCTCGGGCGACAAACCCCTGCTGGACACGGTGGAGGAAAAGCAGGGCATGGCCGCGCGCGAGTTCGCCTGGGGTTTCGATGACCGCAGCGAGATCGTGTTCCGCCGCAGCTTCCGCGAGGAAACCCTCAGCATCGAGGAATTCCGCACCCGGTTCGAGGACCTCGAATGGTGCACGAAGAATCCCGACCACCCTATCGCCTACATGCGTTTCATGTGGGAGCGGCTGGCGGATCTGAAAACGGCTTTGCGGCAGATGAAACCGCTCCTCAAAATCCGCCGGGGCCGGTCCACCGCGTTCATCCCGGCCGACGCAACCGCTGAAGAAAAAGCCCGCATCCTCTCCCAGCTATGACGCCTGATCCCCGCACCACCCAGCTCGAAGCCGCCTTCGCGGAAGACCCAGCGCCCGCCATGGTGGGCGGCAACCGCCTCCGTCCGTTCTCGCTCGGCACGTTGAACCTCTGCCGACAACTCAAGCTAACGCTCTTCACCGACGCGCAGGCCGATGAGACTCTCAGCGAAGAAGATCGCCAGCGCCAGATCGCAGCCTTCGCCTGGATGCAGAGCGCTCCACTCAAGGAAGTGCTGGCGGCCGTGCGGGCCGGGACGTGGCAGGACGCGGTAGCCGAGTTCGAGTTCAACCTCTCAGTCGATACGATCCCCAGCCTGATCGCTGAGATCAGCCGCATCGCCACGCTCGCCGCCGCTGCAGCCGTGGAAGTCGTGCCCAAGCCCGGTGGAGACCAGGACCGGGATGCGCCCCCAAAATCTTAGAGCCAGGCTGGACGGCGAGCATCGTGTTCACCCTGGCTCGTGAAACCGGCTGGAGCGAAGCATTCCTCCTCTGGGAACTCCCGCTGCCGCGCGCCCTGCAGTATTATCACTGCGCCCTGCGCTCGGCGCTCGCGTGGACAGTCGAGCCGGGACCGGGTGCCACCGATCAATTGAAGCGCCTCGAAGCTCTGGTCGCTCCCATGCTGATCCCACCCGACGAAGGATTTTGACAGCCGCATCTTGGCATGCGCGAACTCACCCTCAACACGACCGCATTCAACCGGGCGCTGAGCGAGTTCATGGCAGGCTCCAAACGGGAGGCAGTGGTGGTGCTCAAGGAGCAGGCGCGCGGGATTATTCGGAATCTTTTCGAGGTCACGCCTCCGGGCCGCCCGAACCTGGGCAGCGGCAAGGCTCGCAAGAGAGGCCGCGACAATGTGAGAGCCGACGTGCTCAAAGTTGTGCGACCGGTGAAGATCAATCCGCAGCAGACCGACGTGGCTGCGCTCATCAAGGCCCGACGGCGCGACGGGCGTGTGCGTCGTGAAGTGAACCCGCGCATCACCGTGCCCCTTGATGCTTTCAAGGCCTACGTGGCCAGGAAGCAGGCGATGGTGGGATTTCTCGCATCAGGATGGAACGAGGCTGCGGCGCGCCTGGGCGTGAAGCCTGCAGCTTGGATCTGGCAGAACGAAGGCCCGGGCGACCTGCAAATTATCATCAAGGAGTCGGGCATCCGCATCATCGCCACCAACAAGGTGAAATACGCCAGCAGCATCAACCAGCTTCGCAGCCGCCTCCAGTGGGCTGTGGACCAGCAGCGCCGCAAGATCGAGCGCCGCCTCAAAAGGTTCCACGCGGAACAAGCGCAGAAGGCGGGATTCAAAACCTGATCACTGATCTTCCATGGCCGCCATCACCGCAGAACTTGCGCTCGAAGTCTCGAAGTTTCAGAGCGCCCTGAAAACGGTGCAGCAGAGCTTGCGCGGGTTCAAGGGCAGCACAGAGGCTACCGGCGCGGGCCTAGGCGCGAGCCTGTTTCGGGGCATTGCCGCAGTGGCAGGTGGCACACTCATCGCCGATGCGTTCAAGAGCGCGCTCAGTGGCGCGGCGGGCTTGGTGAAGGACGCAGCGGAAGGATTGAAGGACGCGTTCGACCTCGGCGGCCATCTGGTAGACGCGTCTGCCCAGATCGGCAGCACGGCGGGTCAGGTGCTCATGCTTCAAACCGCGTTCAAGAACGCCGGCATGGAAGCGGAGGACGTTGGTGTGGTGATCAACAAGATGCAGAAGGGCATCGCGGCTGGAACCCAACGCGGCAGCGAGCAGGAGAGCGTGTTCAAGCAACTCGGCCTGGACCCCACCCAGCTCGCGAACATGGATCCCAGCGCGGCTTTCCAGAAAATCGGGGCGGCCATTGCCGCCATCCAGAACCCCACGCAACGCGCCGCCACAGCCATGCAGGTCTTTGGCAGGACCGGCGCCCGCCTCATGAGTGTGTTCGGCGACAGCGGAGCCCTGGCCGACGCGAAGACGATGCTCGGAGACCAGGTGCAGATCCTCGACCACAGCGCGGCGGACTTCGACAAGGCCTCGGACATCATCGGTGGCGCGTTCCACAAATTGCAGGGGTTCTTCGTGGGAATGGGCTCACGCATCGTGAACGCCCTCCAGCCATTTCTTGATGAGCTGAACAAGATCGACCTCGCCGGCATCGGCCAGCGATTCGGCGATTCGCTGGTGCACGCCTACCAGATCATCAAGGCCACCATTCAGGAACTCACGGCGGGTGACATGCTCTCGCTGGTGGGCGATTCGCTGGTGGCGGCGTTCAAGGACGGCATCAACGTGCTGTGGGCGGGGCTGTGGGGCGCGGTACGCGCGGCGGGCCAGCTCATGATCGAAGCCTTCAAGACCGCAATCGCACTCGTGGCTATCGTGACCACCGCGGACTTTTGGAAGGGCCTCGGTCACGCACTCATCTCCATGGCCCTGGCATTCACCGCGACGATGATTCATGGGATCGCGGCCATCCTCGACGAGATCAAGAAGATTCCCGGCGTTGGCCGCGCGGTGGGCAAAGCCAACGAGAAGACCCGCGCCTACGCGGATGCGCTGGACCGGAAAGCCGATGCGCACGCTGACTCTGCCGCCACCAATCTGGAAAAGCCGGTCGATCTGGCCACCAAGCGTTTCGCCGACGCAGGCGCCAAGATCGCTGACGCCTTCAAGCGCGGTTACAACGACACCGGGACCGTCATGGACGCCAGCGGCGAGAAAGCGCGCATCGGTGAAGCCATCGCGCGCATCAACGAACGGGCGAAGCAGAATCAGACTGAGGCGGACCAGAACAAAAAGCCCACGCCAGGGAGGACGCCAGAGATCGCGCCCTTTGAAAGTCAGCAACGCGGCTCGCCCGGTGCGCTGGCCTCCGCAGTGAACCTCATCATGGGCCGCTCGGCCAACGAACTGATCCTCGATGAGAACAAGAAGCAGACCACCGAGCTTCAGCAGATCCGCCAAGGCATCAACCGGTTGGTGGACAAGGCGCCCTCCACTGCGGCCCCACCGCCCGCCGTGGCCCGGCCCATCGACCCGATCCCGAGATTCTCCTGATCCATCATGCCGCTCCCCACCCAAACCCAAGGCCTGCGAGGCAACCGCGACGAGCGCGGCTTGATCGGCCTCACCGTGCCCTGGGTGGTGGCCACCCTCGAAGAAGTGCTCACCGTGGGAGCAAGCTCGGTATTCGGCCTTCCCGAAACCAAGCGCGAGTGGAACGACCTGGAGGGCGGCAAATTCCTGGTGAACATCAGCTACGAAGGCGCCCAGTCCGAGAACGGCGACAAGGACACCTACGAATTCGATTCCTCCTTCAGCGAGGAACCCATCGAGAGCCATCCCGACATCGAGACCATCAAAGCCTTCTATGGTGGCACCGTGGGCGGTGACGGCAAGATCACGTTCCCGGAAAAACTGCCCAGCTCCAAGGGCGGTGGTGGTGGTCTGAGCGGCGGCCAAGCGATCAAGCAGGACAAGAACCCGCTATTTGGCCTCTCCACCTACCTCGTCACCAAAGCCGTCTTTCGTCACACCTACCTGCGCCGGGCGTTTCCTTCCACGCTCCTGGACAAGATCGGGAGCATCGTGCACTCCCTGCCCGAGGGTTTCCCTACGCCCTCCAGCCGCAACTGGCTCTTCATGCCTCCCAAGGTGGCCAAGCGCGGCAACATGTATGAGATCACCGAGGAACTCATGCTCAGCGCCAAGGGCGGTTGGCCGGACGGTGTTTACAAGCTCATCCAGCGATGAACCTCGAGGATCTC